GAAGGATTCGCGGTTCTCGATCCGTGTCGAGGTGGGTCCGGGGTACGCGACCCGCCGCCAAGAGGCGCGGGAATCGATGATGGCATTCATCCAGGCGTTCCCGGCATCGGCCCCGATCTTGGGTGACATGGTGGCAAAGGAACAGGACTGGGAGCGCGCGGACGAGGTGGCGGAACGTCTTGAGGTGCTGTTGCCGCCGCCGATCCAGCAGCAACTGGCGGCGAAGCGCCAACAGGGGCCGGGTGCCCCTGCGCCTGACCCGGCGATGCTGGCGCAGATGCAGGAGAAGGATGCCCAGCTACAGCAGATGCAGCAGCAGATGCAGGCGATGGGGCAAGAGCTACAGCAACTGCAGTCCGGTGCAGCGGTGAAGCAGCAGCAGATCGCGGCGGACCAGCAAGCGGCGCAAGCGAAGGCCCAAGCGGATGCGCAGGCGCGCATCGAGGAAGCGCGGGCGAGTGCGGCGATCGCGGTGCAGGAAGCCGAGATCAAGGCCCGTGCCGAAGCGGAAGCGAAGATCAAGATTGCCGAGATCGAGGCGCAGACGAAGCTCGACATTGCGCGCATCGAGGCTGGTATTGACCTGCAGATTGCGGCCATGAAGCCGCCACCCCAACCCAAGGCCCCGCTATGAAGATCGACGCATTCATCCCGTTCGCATGCAAGACCCTGACGACCGGCGCGGCGAGCGCAGCGGTGAGTTTGGGTGTGGGGGCCACGGTGCGCGTGTTCAACAACAGCACCTTTCCCGTGTTCCTCCGCTTCGGGGATTCAGCGGTGGTGGCGACGGCCGATGACACGGGGATTCCGCCCAATGGGGTGGAGTTTTTCAGCGTGGTGCCCAACGCTCAGGCGCAGGTACCGAATCCGTCGGCGGTGGTGTACATCGCCGCGATCTCGCCCGGTGGGGCGGGGTCGTTGAACATCGCCACCGGTGACGGTGGTGCGTAGTAACGGCAGGGCGAAAGCTCTGACGGCGCGAGCGGCAATCCGTCATGTCGGCGGGACCGTGAACAAACCCAAGGAGTAGAGCTATGCCGGGAACTCAAATTGTCTTGGTGCCTGCGGGCACGCAATCGGCCCCCATCTTCCTCACGCCGCAAACGAACCTGTGTGCGGGTCCGCAGGTGCTGGGCGGTTCGGTGATCGTGGAAACGGCGCCGTCGATCAACGGCCCGTGGCTGGCGTGGAATGCGGGCACGTCGCTGGCGGCGGATTCGTTCCGTCCGTCTACCAACATGTACGCGCGGGTGACGGCGGCCACGCAGGCCGGCATCGCCATTGTGTCGGACATGGGCGGGGCCAATCAGCCGACGTTCGATCAACTGGTGAGCGCGAATTTCTCGCTTGCCTCGCCGTCGTCCGCGTCGATCCAGAAGTTGTTCAGCGTGCGCATCCCGCCGTTGTACCTGCCGCCGAACTTCCGCTGTGAACTGCGGGGGTCGGTGAACCTGACCAACAACGCCAACGTCAAGACGCTGACCTGCACGCTGAACGGGACCGGCGGCACGTCGTTTTTCACGTCGCCCTCACTGGCATCGAACGCCAACTACAACTTCATGGCGGCGTTCGTGGGTCAGGGCGCGTCCTCGCTCAAGGGCGTGGGCGCCGGCGCGACGGGTGGCCTGGGTCTGTCGACGACGGCGTTTACCACGCTGGCCTACGACTACATCAACGGCGAGCTGGAAGTGTGCGTGTGCGCGACGAAGGCCACGGGCACGGACACGTTCTCGCTCGAATCGCTGGTGATGACGATCTCCTAAGCAGTTTCGCGGGCTCGTCCCGCGCGCGGTAACGGCTACCGGCCGCCGTAGTGACCGGGTGAGGAAGGGCGCTTCCCTCGCAGGAGCGCCCTTTTTCTTTTCATGGGATGCCCATGCCGAACGACAGCATTGCCCCTGCAGCAACGATGGAAGATTACGCGGCCAATCGGTCGCCGGCACCTGCGCCTGCCGACAACGGCGCTGCTTCGCCTGCTGCGCTTCCGGCGCAGGAGCCCGCGGCCGCAGGCCCCGCGGAATCGACGGCCGATCCGGCCGCGCAGCCCAACCCCGAGCACCAGCAACGCCAGCGTGAGCGCGGTGGGTTTCAGAGACGGATCAACGAACTCACGCGACGCCTGAACGATTCGGAGCGGCGAGCAGACCTGTTGTTGGAGACGGTGCGCGGGCAGTCGCAGCGCCCGGAGCCGCAGAAGGTCGCGCCGCCCGAGGACAAGGCCCCGCGCGAGGAGGATTTCCCCGGCGACTATCGCGCGTTCTTGCAAGCGGATGCCAAATGGCAAGCGCGACAAGAAACGCGCGAGGAACTGAACCGCGATCGGCAGCAGCGCGAGCAGCAGCAGCGCGACGAGCAAGAGCGGTCCCAGCGTGAGCGCGCGGCGACGCAGGTGCAAGGTGTGATGCAGGATTTCGGGGGCCGGAACGTCGCATATGCGACAGAGAATCCGGGCTTCGATACGGCGATTGATGCGCTGGAAAGCGTGGAGATCGGCCCGCACAACCATGCCTTCGTCTCCGCGCTGCTGATCCGTCCGGATAGCGCGAAGTTGCTGCATCACCTTGCGGAAAACCCGCAGGTTGCGCAGCACATCAGCCGGCTTCCTCCCGCAGCGCAAGGCTCTGCCCTCGGCGAATTTGCCGCCTTCGTCACGTCGCGCCGTCACTCCACCGCGCCGCCTCCCGGCAACCCCGTTGCGGGTCGGGCTGCGGCGAGTTCCGCGCTGCCGAATACCGGGTCGATGGACGACTACGCGGCCGCACGCGAACGCATGTTCAAGAGGGCATAAGCCATGAACGGTTTTCAGAATCCCGTTACCTACACGTCGGAAATCCTGTTCTCGCTGACGAATGAAATCGTGTTCGCCAAGCATGTGAGCCGTGAGTACGACGACAAGTTCGCCCACAAGGGCGGCCAGATCGGCGACACCATCAACATCCGCCGGCCCGCCCGGTTCGTGGTGTCGAGCGGTCAAGCCCTGCAACCGCAGGACTACACGGAAACGAGCATCCCGCTGGTCATCAACAACCAGAAGCACATCGATACCACGTTCACGTCCCTCGATCTCACGCTGAAGGTCGAGGACTTCGTGGATCGCGTGATCGTGCCGAAGGTCAAGCAACTGGCCAACCAGGTGGACCAGGACGGCCTGCAGACGGCGGCGCAAACGATCGCCAGCGCCGTGGGCACGCCGGGCACGTCGCCGAACAACGTGAGCTTCGTGCTCGATGCCGGCCGCAAGCTGGACGACTTCTCCGCGCCGCGCGACGGCAACCGCTTCCTGCTGTTCGATACCGGGTCGAATGCGTCGATGATCGGCGCGCTGACGGGGTTCTTCAACGACCCCCGGCAGGTGTCCGCGCAGTACCGCGATGCGGTGTTCGCCGACATGAGCAACACGCTCGGCTTCAAGATCGGCATGTCGCAGAACGTGTACCGGCAGACGATGGGGCCGCGCGGCGGTGCCCCGGCGGTCAACGGTGCGGCGCAGGGGCTGACGGCGGGCTGGTCGAACTACGGCACGCTGGTCACGAACGGCTGGACGGCGGCGGTGGCGCAGCGGGTATCGCCGGGCGACATCTTCACCATCGCCAACGTCAACGCAGTTAACCCGGTGACGCGGCAGAGCACTGGCCAGCCGATGCAGTTCGTGTGCCTGTCGGCGCAGTCGTCCGATGCGGCGGGCAATCTGACGCTGCAGATTCAGCCGAATATCATTTCGGCGGGTCCGTTCCAGAACGTCACGGCGGCGCCGGCCAACGGTGCGCTGTTGACGTTCCTGGGCAATGCCAGCACGGCGTATGCGCGCAACATGGCGTGGCATAAGGATGCCTTCACGCTGGGTTGCATCGACCTCGAGGACGTGGCGCAGTTCGGCGCGTGGGGTGCTCGTCGCCAGTGGAAGGGCATGAGCGTGCGCGTCGTTCGTCAGTACACGATCGCCACCGACACGACCCCGGCGCGGGTGGACATCTTGTACGGCTGGGCGGTGCCGTACCCGGAACTGGCGACGCAGCAGATCGCCGCGTAGGTCTGGCGGCTGGCCCTTCCTCCGGGCCATCCGCTTTCGGGCGCGTGGTTTCTCCGCTGCGCGCCCGTCTTTTCCAACTCATGAAAGGCAATGCCATGGCAGCGGGCAGGATGAAGCATGCGTACTTTGGTCCGAAAGACCCGGTGACGGGCGAACGGCCCGAGGAAGCGCCGCCGTACTACCACCAGTCGGTTCCTACTGTGCTGTATCACCCCGAATGGACCGGTTGGCCGCGTGAGGGAAAGACCTTCAACACGCAAGAGGAAGTGGACGCCGCGGTGGCTAAGGGGTGGCTCCGTTCCCCGGCGCAGGCAGGGGTGATTACGGAACCTTCGGCGGAACAACGGGAAGCGGTGCGGGTGGCCGAGTTCGAGAAGAAGATCGCCAAGAAGTAGATGGCCACGGCGCGGGATTGGATCACGCGGGCGCTCAAGCGCAATGGAGTGCTCGGCTTGGGTGAGTCGCTATCCGCTGAGGATGCGG